CGCGGCTTTCCCTACCGCGTCCAGGTTGTAAACGCCGGCGACCCGCGCGAGCACGAGCGCGCCCGCCGCGCCCATCGCGTTCATGCCGATCTTTTTCCACGTCGTGGCGTATTTCTCGAGGTTGGATACGCCCTCGCTGCCGGTCGGGCTGGTGCCGAGCCAGTACAGGATGTCGGTCAGCTCGTCCTCGTCCTCGTTAAAGACCCTTTTCAGCCGGCCGAGCGTGGTAACCAGCCCGGGCAGCGCGATGCCCGTGCCGATCGAGACCGCGTCAAGCCGGGTCAGGACGTTATTCAGCCGGTCCGCGTTGTTGAACGTGCTCTCGTCGAGATCCGTGTAGGCGGCCGCGATCGCGTCGATCCACTCGGAGGCGGACCGGTTCGGGTTGTCGAGCTTCAGCTTTGCAAGGATCCCCATCATGAAATCGTTCAGCGCGGATCCCGCCGTGCCCGTCTTGACGCCGAGGCTGTTGTATTCAATTCTCTCATTGACGGCCTGATTCCAGCCGGTCACGACCGCGTCGGAAAAGGCCTTCGTGACCGCGTCCATCGCGGTTTGCGCAACCTGCGCGCCGATGCCGATCACGATGCCCTGGCCGAGACTGCCTAACTTGCCCAGGATGCCGTCCATGTCGCCCTCGGCGCTCTGGGCGGCGTCCCCGAGGCCCATGATCCCGTCCGCCGCGGCGCTGCTTCCCAGGCCCTCCGCGGATGTGCGCGCCTGGTTCATCTCGCTGGTCAGCCGGCTCATCTGGCTGCTGGTCTGCGCGATCTCCGTGCGCATCGCGTTGATGCGCGTGCGCAGGCGGGACGCTTCCTCGCTCTCCGCGCCCGTCGCGCTCACGACGGCCTCCAGGTGGCGCTGCATCTCCCGCAGCATGTCCACCTCGCGCTGCCGCTGCCCTTCAAGGGCCTTCATGTGCGCGGACAGCGTCTCAAGGCTCCGCCCCTGCGCGTCCATCTCCGCGGCCGTCGCCTTGACCTCGGACTTGGCCTCCTTGAGGCCGGTGGACATCTCCCGCATGGCGCGCTTGTATTCCTGCTCGCCGGAGATGACTATTTTATGTTTAATCTGGTTCTCGCTCGCCATGCGGGAAACCCCCCTTAATCAGTCACAGTGCAGTAGACGACCGCCAGGGTCGCGCGCACGCCCGCCGTCGCGTCATCCGCGCGCACCGTCAGCCGGCACTCGCCCGGAACGGCGAAGGCCTCGGCGGGAAGCGCAGCCTCCGCGCGGCCGTATAAGCCCTCGCCGCTTACCGCCTGGATCCCGGTGCCGTCCCCGCGCAGGACGTGGCAGCTGATGGCCATCCCGGAGAGGTCGGCCGGGTTCCCGTTTTTTGTGACGGTTACACGCAGGGTTACGCCCTCCGCGTTCCTGGGCAGGCCCGGCCAGGCGGTCTCCGCGCAGCCGCGCGTCAGCTCAGTGGCGGCGCTTATTCGGTGCATCGCTTTGCTCCTCCTTGGTCAGGATCATCACGGCCCTCGGGCTCTTTTCCCAAAATGACTCCTCGCTCATTCCGGCCTGGAGCCATCGTCTGGCGAGGCCGTCCCAGGGCCATCCGCCCCGCTCGTCGCGGGGCTTTCCGCGTTTTTTGGCGGCCTCGGCAGGCTGCTGTCAACCGCCGTCCGGATCTCCTCCATGGCGCCCAGGATCTCGTCGAAGCCGGCGCCCTCCTCAAAGGCGCGGACCGACGTGACCGCCCTCGGCGCCGTCCGGGAGAGGTTCCGACGCATCTCCGCGCTCGCCAGCGCGCCGTAGGCCACGGCCATCAGGCCGCCGTAGGTCCGGGCGTTCACCTCGCCCAGGATAAAAAAATAGCTGACGCGCTGGCCGGTCGTCTCCCGCCAGTAGCGCTCCGCCATCATCGCGGCGCGGTTGTCAAACCGCAGCTCGCGCATTTCTCCCATCAGCTGGATCTCGATCACCGGCGCGGTGATCAGCTCCGCCGTCATCGTTTCTGCCATATTAACCTCCCATTTGACTAACTACCCTTCCCAGCTTGCCTGGGAACGGGGGGACCGTCCGCGGGAGCGGACGGTGGGATAGGCTGTTCGCGGTTAGCGCATCCGCCTCCGGCGGACACGGCAGCCTAACCCCCGGCCCCTTCCCAGTAAACTGGGAAGGGGTGCGCGTCTTCAAAAAAACGCCCCATCCCGCGAGGAGATGGGGCTTGGTTGTCAGGTGCCGGTGCCGCTGTTTGCGGACGGGACCGTGCTCCAGGGCGCGCGCACCGCCGCGAAGAATGTGCTCTTCGTCCACTGGCAGGCGCTGTCGGCCGTGTCGGCCAGGTACAGCACGACGCTGTGGTCGTGGCTGTCGCTGTCTGTCCACAGGTAGGACAACTTGACGCCGGAGCCCTCGATCGTTTGGTCTTGGTACTCGATCGTGCCGTCCTCGCGCGTTTTCGCGCTGATCTCGCCCTCGGACAGGCGCAGCTTCAGCAGCCAGCCCATCAGGCAGGTGTCGTCGTCTCTGGTGACGCAGAATCCGATCGCGCAGAGCGGCGCCAGGGCGTCGGCGACCAGTTCGCCGCCGTTCGCGTCGGTCACGCGTCCGAAGTAGCGCTGGCGCATCGCCGGCGTGATCCTCGGGATCGTGGCGCTGAAGTCGACGGTGGTCATCCGCTTAATCTTGCGGATCGTGCGGTTTGAGGCGCTCTTGGTCGTCTCCGCGTAGTTCGGCTTCAGCGAAAAATCGACCGCCTCGGCGATCAGGTCCACGTCTCCGTAGACCGGGGCGCTTGTGCCGGTGTCCTCCGTGTTCATCAGCGCGGCGTAAATATCGCCGACGCCGTCATTGATGCCGAGGGCCTGCAGCTGCGCCAGGGTGCCAACGACGGGAGTGGTGACGGGGGAATCGTCCGCCATGACTCTCACATCCTCTCTCATTCATTTCGTTCGTCCGTTCGGAGCTGGTGCAGGATGGCGTTCGCCTGGCGCGTGATCGCGTCCGTGCTGCCATCCTCCGCGTCGCTCCAGAGGCGGCAGCGGAGCAGGCAATACTGCGCGTACAGCTCCGGCTCCGCCGCGGCCATGGCGGGCCTCACGCCCGCCGCGCCCGCTGCCGCGATGGCGGCCAGCATGGTCCGCCTCGCGTCGCGGTCGGTTTCGGATCCATCCTCGACGCCTCGCAGGTAGTCGCGCACGACCGCCTGCCCGCCAAGCAGATCCAGGATCTCGCCGTTCGTCATTCAGATCACTCCCCCATGGTGAGGCCGGAGAGATCGTACACGACGGTTCTGGTTGCGTATCCGTCCGCGCTCGCCACGACGCGCACCGTCTGCGAGCTCTTGTCGGTGATGCGGATGACGATCAGGCCGTCGTCACCGAGCGTGACCGGATGGCCCACCGTGCCGCCGATCAGCTCGACGGTGATGGTCTCGGCGTCATCGGAGGCGAAGTGCAGCGCGAGGTAGTGCCCGCTCTGCTCCGCCTCGTCGCCGGAGAATCCGGTGTAGCCCGTGACGGCCTTCAGGGTGCCGGTGATGGCGTTCCCTTCGATCTCGACGTCCTCCTGCAGGTCGGAAGCCGACTTGCCGAGGAGGTCGTCGGTAATGTCCGCGTCAGCCGTCAAGCCCGTCAAGGGGCCAGTTTCGCCAGGCGCAGCCGGTTCGCGTCCTCGCATCTGATGTCGTAATCGTAGCCGATCACGGTCAGATCCATGTCGAGGTTGATGTCGCGGTCGGTCTCGAGCCTGAGCGGGTCGTCGTAGTTCACGTGGAGCGCGGAGAGGTCGCCGACCAGGTAGCCGTTCGCCCGGACGCAGCTGTCGCAGATGACGACCTCGAAGCCGAGGACGGTCTTCGCGGGCGCGCCGTACAGGGTCGCCGCGCCGTTGGCGAGCGTGGAGATCATGAGCTGCCAGTCGGCATAGGGCATGACGACCTTCGCCTCGTCGCGGACACCTTCCGGCAGGGCGGCGATGGCGGCCTGGATGGCAGCGAGGATCTCCGCGCCGGTCGGGTTCGTGCTGGCCTGCGCGGTGGTCACGGCGGTGATGCACATGTCGCCGTTCGCGCTGGTCGTGCCATAGACGCTCATGTGGGTCAGGTCGCCGGCGCTCGGGGCCGCGCCGGAGCTGCCGTGCGCGAAGATGCGGGAGCGCATGAAGGCGCGGTGCTGCTCGGTCATCCGGCGGGTGATGTAGGCGTTCAGGTCGGTGTCGGTGCCTCTTGCGATCGGGCCGGGCACGAGGATTTTCTCGCGGCCGGGATAGCGGCCGAACGAGATGACCGCGTCCGCCAGGGTGTAGGCGGTCGCGCCGGTGGAGCCGTCGGGCATCACGACGCCGTCGGATCCCGCGGTCGCGGAAATTTTCGGCAGGCGCAGGCCCTTAATCTGGGTGTGCGTCAGGTACTGCAGGAAGCGGTCCTCGCCGTAGATGTCCGTGATCAGCTGGGTGCTGATCTCGACGGGCAGCAGCGGGCCGCCGGGGTTCGCGCCCTTCGTGAACGTCAGGGCGTTTTTGAGCTCAGCGGGCAGTTCGCCGCCGGTCATCCGGCTGCGGAAATACGCGCCGCGGGCCTCGTTGGTGAGATTGCTCATGGCTTTTCCCTCCATCCTCATATGGTTAAATTTATCGGCAACCAGCTCCCGCTGCTCTGCCATCTCGGTTTCGCCCGGCGCTCCGGCCAGGCAGGCGGCGCCGACGGGCGCCTTTTCGGTATGCGCCCGGCGCTTCCGGGTCGCCGTGTTCAGGGTCACCGGGCCGCCCTTTTTCTCCTCGGGTTCCGGCGCGGGTTCGGATTCGGGCTCCGGTTCGGGTTCGGGCTTGGGCGCGGGCTTTTTCTTCGCGGCGCGGTTGGTCAGCGCCGCCAGGGCGGAGCGCTCGCACAGCATCGCGGCCACGCGGTAGCCCTCGATTCTCGCGGCGGCCAGCGGGCTCACGTCCTTCGGCTCCTCGTCCTCGTCCTCGTCCGCGTCCCTCGGTTCCTTCTCCTCGTCCGGATCCTCTTCCGGTTCCTCGTCCGGATCCTCTTCCGGTTCCTCATCCGGTTCCTCTTCAGGCTTCCCGCCGGTCCCCTCTTCGGGCTCCTCTTCCTCTTCCTCATCCGGATCCACGGCGTCAGCCGCGTCCTCGAAGAGGATGCCGTCCGCGAACCCCAGTTCGACGGCGCGGTGCGCGTCCATCCAGGTTTCCTTATCCATCAGGCGCGCAATCGCGTCCCGCGAGAGTCCGGTCCGGGTCTCGTAGGCGTTGATGATCGACTCCTTGACCTCGTCGAGGAGCGCGATGGCGGCCTTCATGTCGTCCGTGTCGCCCGCGGCGACGGTCATGGGGTTGTGAATCATCATGAGCGCGGTCGGGCTCATCAGCACGCGGTCGCCCGCCATGGCGACGACGCTGGCCGCGCTGGCCGCGACGCCGTCGATCTGGACGAAGACCCGCCCGTTATACTCGCGGAGCATCGTGTAGATGCGGCTGGCCGCCACGCAGTCTCCGCCCGGGCTGGAGATGTGCAGGGATATGTCGCCCTCCCCGCTCTCCAGCTCCTGCCGGAACGCCTCCGGGGTCACGTCGTCGTCGAACCAGCTGTCCTCCGCGATCACGCCCTCCAGGCGCAGCACGCGCTCCTCCGAGCCGTCCGCTTCGTTTCTGACTTCCCACTTCCAGAACTTATTCATCGCTTTCACCTTCTTTTTTCGGCGTGTTGATCGCGCCGTTCACCGCGTCCGCGGAGATCGTGAGGCCGGCGGCGACGAGGGAGACGGGTGCCAAGTCTTTGGAGATCATGGCCATGTCCCCGCCCTCGACCGGCGGCAGGTATTCCCTGGCCCGCAGTTCGTTTACTGTGCGCTTGCCGGTGCGGATCGCCGCCTGGTCGCGCGCGGCCGTCGCGGCGCTGTCGCCTCTCAGATATGCCTCCACGTCTATATGGAAGTGCAGCCCGGCGTTCAGCTCCTCCGGCGTGAGGAGCTTGAAGTCCAGCTCCTCCTCCCACTGGGAGACGATCGGCTGCATCGTCAGCGTGATGAACTCGATCGTCTGCTGCTCGATCGACGCGGCGGTCGCGTCGGAGTAGTCGCCCAGGAGATGCGGCGGCAGGTTGTAGACGGTCGCGACGCGGCTGCGCGTGATCTGCTCCACGTCCCGAAGACCCGATTCGATCGGGCTGGCGTCCAGGCGGCTCGCCTTCACGCCCGCGTCCAGCGCCAGCACCTGCCCCCCGCTCTCGCGGTAGAGGTTCAAAAACTCCTGCACGCTTCTCTTCCGGCGGTCGCCGGAGAGCTCGGTCGGGTATTCCAGCACGACCACGCGGCTGATGCCGTTCTTGACGTTCTCGAGGCTAAAGTCCCGGATGTCGCTCACGTACTGCACGGCGCCCTTCAGGATGTCCACCGGGCGCAGGGCGGAGACGCCGTCCAGGCTCATGTGGTGGAACGCGAGCACATACATGCTGTGCAGGTACTCCGTCACCGCGTCCTCGCGGGTCACCGCGTACCAGAGCTCCCGGCTCTTCTGCTCCACCATCGGCACGACGCTGCGCGGATCCACGATCTCCAGCTCGCGGAGAACGCCCTGCGCGTCGTACCGCTTCACGGCGTAGCCGCGCCCCTCGGTCAGCACCCAGCCCATGAGGGCCCGTTTGAAGCTCGCGGCGCTCATCCTGCGGTTGGGCCGGAGATGCAGGAGCCAGTGCCGGGGATCCTCCGCGGCCGGTTCCCGCCCCTTATACAGGGTGACGGGCATCGTGCCCAGCGCGCCCGCGATCCTTGTCACCGCGGCGTAGATCACGTCCGTGCCCAGATCGCTCGAGGCGTTAATCTGCCGCAGCCAGGGCAGCAGCGCCGCCCGCAGGCTCCCCGCGCTGTTTGTGACGGCCGGCTCGTCCCGGCTCCAGGGCCACCTTCTTTTTTTCGGCATCGCGTTCCTCCTACTCAGCCTGCTGGGGCTGGCCGTACTCGTCCAGGTCAAATCCCTTGGTCACCGCGAACGGCCAGAGGTACATCTGGATCTGCGCGTTGTAGGTTTCCGGGCCGGGGATGTCCGCGAGCAGCCAGCCGGCCTGCCGGAGCCCCTCGTACAGCGCGTAGCGCAGGGTCTCCATATCGTTCAGCCGGCCCCGGTTCGCGGCGACCACCACGTCGTAGACGACCGCGACCCGTTTCGGCTTGTTCGCTGCGTATTTCCACGGCCCGTCGTCCCGCGGGCGGAATCCGACGTACAGGCTCGCGTTCCGCGTGTAGGGCCAGTGTCCCGACTCCGGGCACACGTCCGCGATCGCCTGTGTGATGTCCTGCTCGGGCGTCATTGGTCTCCCCCTCTCAGCGTCTGCTCGACTATGCTGTTGATCCGTTTCTTCGCGGCGCGGTCCGCCCGCGCGTTCCACGGGTTCGCGGCGAGGTGCCCGGGCCGTCCGGACTCCAGCACGAAGGCGATGGTCGCGGCCCGCCGCGGCCGCCCGCGGATGCCGGTGTAGTCGCCATTGGGATAGACGATCACCTGCGACAGGCCCGAGGAAACCGTCAGCTCCGGGCTCTGCTCCAGGATGCGCCCCATCTCGCCGGTCGGCGCCTTGAACGTGTCACGCTCCTGCCGCTTCAGTTCCTCGATCAGGACGTCCGCGGAGAGGCGGAGCGCGCGCTCGATGCGCTCCTTCAGCTGCTCGCCGCCCTCCCCGGTCTGCCGGATGACCTCGTCGTACCCTTCATAAACGAAGCGGGCCATCAGCCGTTCCCCTCTCCGGCGTCCTGCGTCTCCTGCGGCTCCGGATCCGACGCGGGCAGGGGCGCGAGGCTCCAGTGCACACGGGTGCGCCTTCCGCGCACGCGGATCTCCCGGCCGCGGTGGTCGTATTCGTCGATGTGCACGATCTCGTAGGTGTCCCCGTGCCAGCGGAGCAGATCGTCCGGCAGGATCGTCCGCTTCCGGAACGAGAATATTTTGATCTCGGTCAGCGGCGCGCCCTGATCGGCCAGCGTGATGTCGTATTTTTCATCCCGCACGAACGCGGTCGTGGTGCCGGCCTCGCGGTAGGTCTCGACGTTGCCGCCCCCGCTGTTGCCGTCCTCCACCCGCCGCAGGATGCCGACGGTGTAGCGGTAGTTTTCTCTCGCCATTTCTTGCACCTCTCTCAGACAGACGCGGCTGCCTCCGGCGGACACGATTGCCTAACCCCCAACCCCTTCCCCGCAAAGCTGGGAAGGGACGCCTCATTAACTATCCACCCTTCCCAGCTCCGCTGGGAATGGGGGGACCGCAGGCGGAAGCCTGCGGTGGGATAGGCCGTCGTCCCGGTGGTGGGTTAGGTCACAATCTCATGCTGATCATTTCGGAATCGTCCCAGAGGTGGCTGTCCGGGCTCTCATCCTGAATTTTCACGATGAATGCGTCCATCATCGCCATGAAGCCGTCGATTTTTTTGTAGCGCCCCGGCTTCGCCGGGTACCAGTTTTCCTTTTCGAGGTCGAAGAAATCCGCCCTGAGGCGCACGTTCCGTAGGTACCAGGCGAACATCTCGTCGTGGCCCCAGACCACCTGCCCGTCCAACAGGCGCTCCTTCAGGGCCTTCATCGGGGCATTGAAGGTCAGCGGCCCCTGGCGCACGATCTCGGTCCTGAGACCGTTCGCGCGCAGAGCTTTCTCGAGCTCCGGCGCGTTGTAAGGATCGTAGCCCACGGCGCGGATGTCGAACAGTTTCGCCTGTTCCAGCAGCCAGTCGGCGATGTATTCGTATCGCACATATCGACCCGGCGTGATGGAGAGCCATCCGCGCCGCTGCCACTCTGCCCAGTCCTTTTCCTCGTCCCCGTTTCCCCTTCGGATTTTGTCCTCCGGCACCCAGGAGTGGTGCCGCACGCAGAGCGTGCTCCCCTCCTGCCACACAACCGCCGCCGCGCAGAAGTCCTCGGACTTCGCCAGGTCGAACCCGGCCCAGGCCGGCGGGCGCAGGAAGGTCGTCTGGATGTCCGCCTGGTCGTTGCGACGCAGGGTGTCCAGATCGACGAACACCGCCTCCGGCGGCACAGCGAACCGGTTCAGCTGCTTGGTCACGAAGTCCGCGCGCTCCTGCGGGGAACGCTTCGCGCGCTCCCAGTCCAGGATCAGGTCCTCGAGCGTCATCAGCGTGCCGAGGCTCGGATTGGCCATCCCCCACCAGCGCGGGTCGTCATAGGGCAGATCCGGGTCGATCTCGTAAATGATCGGCAGATAGGTGTCGACCGCGAGCTCGGTCACGTCCGGCGCGCGGTCCAGTATCTTTTTCGCGTAGTTGTAGTGATACACGCACGGCCCGTCCAGCACGGTGCCGGCGGTCGTCGTGTACCACATCAGCGGCTCGCGGAATTTTTTCATGGGGCGGAGCAGCTGATTGATCTGGTCGAACGAGTTCTCGTTCTCCAGCTCGTCCTTTATGACGAAGTAGGGTCTCAGGCCGTCCAGGCTGGCCGGGTCGTTCGCGAGATACGTGACGCGCGAAAAATCCGGCTCGTACCGGCTCTCGCTGAGCCGCAGCCGGATCTTGTTTTTCAGCACAGGCGACATCGTCATCTGGGCGTAAAAGTCCATGTACTGGCGGCGCGCCTGCTTCGCGTTGTTCGCGCAAAAGTAGTTCTCGCCGCCTCTCACCCCACCCTTGGTGACCATGTAGCCCATTTTCCCGGACGAGCGCGCCGTCTTGCCGTTGCCCCTCGGAACAAACTCGAACACCTCGCGATAGCGCCGGTGACCGGTCGCGGCGTCCACCCAGCCGAAGGCTTGGCCATCCACAAAACACTGCCAGGGCATGAACGTAAACGTTTCATAGTCGCCCGCGGTCGGCAGGAGATAGCGCTCGCAGAACTCGATCGGCAGCCCCGCGCGCCTCAGATCGAACACGTACCGGAACTTGCCGCTCTCGGCCCGTTTCAGGTCGTCCAGGAAGTGCCGGGCCTGCTGTTTGATCGTCTTCGGCGCCAGGACCTTTCCTTCCAGCACGTCGACGGCGTATAAATATGCGCGGGAGCGCATAATCTCCTTCGCCGCGCTCATTCCGCATCCGCGTCCATTCCGAAGGTGTCCCAGCCGTCGTCCTCCGGCTGGCTCCGCAGGTCGTCCGGCGTTTCCGCGGCCGGGCGGCCCCGCTTCTTGGGCGGCAGCAGGCCCCACCGGTCCAGGATCGCGGCCCGCGCCTGCTCGCTGTCCCGCTGCATCATCAGCATGGTGCGCGCGGTTTTCGCGTCCCCGGCCCTCAGGTACTGGCCGATGCCCGTTCGCAGATCATTGATGGACTCGAGGAGCAGGCAGACCTCGCGGATGTCCCGCATGGAGAGGATGTCCCACTGGCCGCGCGCTTCCAGCTTTTTCCCGCATGCGTCGTAAAACTGGACGGCCTGACGGGTGCGGATGCCGCGCAGCATCTCCGTGCGCAGCGCCTCCTGCGTCATCGCCTCGTCGCGTTTCCGTCTGGCCATCGGGGTGTCAACCTCCCATGTCTGTCTCCGCCTCAGCCGCACAGGCCAAGCATATCTTTATTAACTATCCACCCTTCCCAGCTTGCTGGGAACGGGGGGTATTTGTCACTCCTGCCTGTGGCAGGAGTGATCCCTGGCGAAGGCCAGGGACGCCGATGCCCACCGGGCATCGGTGCCAGAACCGCCGGCGCAGCCGGTGGTGGGATAGGTTATAGCCGTTCCACCCGGATGCCCCTCGCGATCTCCGGCACGGGGTCGGAAAAAGCGCCATCGCTGGCGCTCTTGTTTTTCCGTTCCGGGTGCTCCCGCTCATGGCAGGCGGCGCAGAGGCTGACCAGGTTGTCGAGATTCAGCGCCAGATCCGGGCGGTCCTCCAGGTGCCGAATGTGGTGCACCATCGTGGCCATCACGGGCCAGCTCCGGCCCGCGGCATCCACCGTGCGCCGGCCCTCTTTCAGGCAGCGCTGGCAGAGGCCGTGATCGCGCCGCAGCGCGGCCGCGCGGCAGCGCTTCCAGGCGTCCGTGCCGTAAAACGGGTTCGTCTCCTTCATGTTCACCTCCGGGAAGCCGGGGCGGTTGCAGCCGTCCCGGCCCCCGAAAGGAGGTGCGGGCGGCACGACGCTGCAAAGGGGCCAGCAGCGCAGGCGGCAAAGATCCCCGCGATTCGAGGCAGAAATCCGCCTTCGAAAGGGCGCTATGACGAACGCCCCTCCCGCCATCTGCCCGGCGAGTATAGCATATCACGCGGGCGGGGCGGTCGTAAGCGCTCACGATGCGTCACCGTGCGTCACGATGCGTCACCGTGCGTCACAGTGTGACGGCAGGATACGAAAAAGCGCCATCGCTGGCGCTTTTGTCAGGAAAGTTATCCACATCCCCGCTATTTCTGCCGGTATCGGGCCTCCTGCTCGCGATAATCCCAGTCCTCATCGAGCCGCGATGGCATGCCGGAGAGACTTGTCCGGCCCCGCGACAGTTTCGCCCTGGCTGCGTCCACCGATACGTCCATTTCTACCGCGATTTCCTTGACCGTTTTCCCGTCGATCATCCTACGGTTCAGGATGGCCGCCATGTCTGGCGGGAGCCGCTCCAGCAGGTTTGCGGCCTCTTCCAGCTCCATCGCGTACATGGCCCGCCGCGCGTCCATCCTCTTTGTGAGGCCCTCGGCCTTGACCGCGAAGCGCTCCGGCGCGGAGCGCACGTCCGAAGAGCGGCCGCCGCTGTTCCCGTCCAGACGCGGCGTCACCCGCGTCGCGGCGTCCATCGCGATCTGGTACTGGAGCGTCAGCCTCTGCATATCCCCCGCGTATCGCTCGCACGCGCGCAGCACATCGAGTCCGGTCATAGGATCCTCCGCTCTTCTGCTTGTCGTCACTATCTGCCCTTCCCAGCTTGCTGGGAAGGGGGGACCTTTTGTCGATGGCCTTGGCCATCGATCCCCGCCTCTGGCGGGGACAATCTCGCCCCACAGGGGCGAGTTGCCAGCCCCGCAGGCGGTGGGTTAGGTTTTCCGCGTCACATCAATTGTCGACCAGCTGCCGCCGTCCCGGTCCTTCGCCACCACGCTGTCCAGCACGCGGCCCAGGCCGCAGCGGTCGCAGTCCCCGTCGATACAGACGCGGCAGCGCCACTCCCACGCCGAGGCGACCAGCTCATCCAGCTCATGCACCGCGATGATCTCCTGCTCGTCCGGTTTCGGCTTCACGGCAAGCGGGCCCTGCATCACCACGTAGCGGCAGCGCCCCGCCGCGCGCTCGAATCCCACGCGCTTCTCATATGGGATGGTCCACTGGACCTTCCCGACAAGCCGGGAGAGGATGCCCTGCGCGCAGCGCAGATCCCGCCAGCCATTCCGCAGCGCCTGAAACCGGCGCCTGATCTTCTCGTCCTTGCAGGCCCGCTCCAGTTCCGCCTCCGCCGCGAATATGCCGAACAGCCTGTCCATGTCGTCGCCCCGCAGCCGGATCTCCGGCACGTCCTGAAACTCCGGCGGATTTGGCACCGCGTGCGTCGTGATCATGCGCCCATCTCCTTCCTGATTCTCCGGATCGCTCCGGGGTAGTCCCATTCCGTCACATGCCGCATCGCGGCGTCATACATCCGCGCCGGGATGTCCGCGGCGGCCCGGGCGCCCGTCAGCTCGCGGAGCGTGTGCCGGATCGCCTCCGCCATCATGCGCTCCGGGGTCGGCCGCGTCCAGTCGCGGGGCTCCAGCCCCTCGCGCTGGCAGAGTTCCTTCGCGCGCCTGCCGATCGCGGCCCTGATCGCCCGCTCCTGGATGCGGTTCACCGTCTGCGCGGCGAGGATCCCCGCGACCCGCTCCAGCACCGCGTTCTGCGCCATCACCAGGGCGGCGAGGGAGTCGACCTTTTCCGTGAGGATCCGCACCTCATCAGCCGCGGCCAGCGCCGCGCCAGCTTCCCCTAAAGGGGAAGCCATGGGCAGCGCGCATCCCTCGCGTCCCGCCTCTTCGCCGGGCCGTCTCAGCGCCTCAGACACTCCAGTTCGCCCCCCTCATATGGTCGACCCATTCGGAGACGAGGCGCACCCGTGACTCGACCAGCTCCCAGTCCTCGCGGTCCATGAGGTTCGGGTTCCTGTGCAGCGCGGCCGGGAACGCCCCCGCCTCCGCGAGGAAGGCGCCGATGGCGGCGAGGATCCGCGCCGCGGGAGAGCCGTCCTGCTCCTTCGCCGCGCCCAGCTTCGTCCGGTCGAGCTCGTCCGCCAGGCGGTCGGCCTCCTTCTCCGCGGCGGCCAGCTTCTTTTTCATCTCGACGTAATCGTCCGGCACCTTTTCGACGACCTTTGTCTCCGGCTGCCGCCTGCGCTCCATCGCGAGGGTCTGCCTGGTGTTCTCCAGCTGGATCCGCATCGCGTCCAGCTCCGCTTTCGCCGCTGCCGCCTCGGCCTTCGCGGCCTTCGCCGCGCGCAGGGCCTCGACGGGGTCCAACCTATCCCCCGGCCCCTTCCCCGCAGAGCCGGGAAGGGGTGCCTCTCCGCGCTGCGCTTCCGGATTCCCCTCTTCCTTCCCTTCCCAGGTCCCCTGGGAAGGGGGGACCGCCGCAGCGGTGGGATAGGCCGGCGCTTTCCCGGCCCGTTCCCGGGCCTCGCGCCATACCTGCCGGGCCGACAGGTTCTCCGCGCCCATGTCCTCCGCGGCCGCCTCGCGCTCCCCGGCGGGGAGCATCAGCAGCGCCTCGAGTTTCGCCACGCCCAGGCGCTCCAGCGGAGAGCCCTCCGGGATCTCCCGGGCCGCCTGCATGAGCCGCTGCGCGCTGCGCTCGCTCATGCCGGCATGCGCCCGCACCCATTCTTCCCACTCCCCGTGCGGGACGATCTGTTCTTCCTTCGCGCGGCAGAGCCAGCGCCCCAGCTCAACCGCGTTTGTCAGCACCGCGTCGCGGCACGCCTCCACGTGGGCCTCGATCACGGCCCGCCGGCTGATGTCAATCTTGTCTGTCATTTCGCACACCTCGCCCTTTTTTAGAACGGACTTTCCTCGTCCGTTTCCGTCATGTCTTCCGCGCCCGTCCGGCTCGCCTCTTCTTCGGTATCCCCGGAGAGCGCCCACATCTTCAGCTTCAGGCAGCTCATCTGCTTGCCTTTGAACTTTGTATTTATTTTGCAGCTCCCGATCGAGCCGTCCGCGGCTTCTTTGTACAAGAGCATCCCGCGCTTCGCAAGCGCCCTGTAGATGTCCTGGTAATCCGCGGCCTCAAGCGTCCTTTGCCCCTTGCGCAGGATCTCGCCAACCTGCGCCTCGATGCGCGAGGCGATCAGCTCCGCCACGTCGCCGTTCAAGAAGCCGTCCAGCTCGATCAGGGGCTGTCCGGTCTCCGGCTTTCGCTTGTCGTACAGCCGGAGCGTGCCGGATCCGTACAGCGCGCGGACCGCTTCCAGCCAGCGCTGCTCCGGCGCCGCCTCGTCCTTCTCGACGCCCTGCTTCGTCAGCGACAGCGCGATCTGGGCGCCGAACTCGCGCAGCCTGGCCTCCTTTTCCTCCTCCGTCATCGCGCCGCCCGCGATCAGGTGATCGAAGAGCAGCTCCGCGCCCATCAGGAGATGGGCCGCCATTTCCCGGTAGCGCCCCTCCGCCCGGGTGACCAGCCGCCGGCTTTCGTCCGTCGCGCGCCGGTGCCGCGCCCGCAGCTCCTCCGGCAGGGCCTCCCACCTGGCCAGCAGATCCAGGATAAACTGCCGCATATTCTGGCGAAAGAGGCCGCGCTCCATGTATTCCTGCAGCTGGTCGTGCGTCTCCGCGGGGACGATCAGCTCGCCGAAGTCCACGGTAATTCGATAGATTCGCGTGCGCCTGGAGACGCTGATGTTCGGCAAAAGCTCGCCGGTCATGATGCAGGTGCAACGTGGCGGGCGCTCGCGCTCCATCGTCCGGTCCGCGTTTTCCCGGGATCGCCCGCTGCGGTCCGCGATCGCGGAGATCACGAGGTCGGCCAGCGCGTCCTTCAGGCTGCGCTTTCCGCCGTCGCCGACCTGCCTGCGGTAGTCGTCGACCACCAGCAGCATGTCCTTTGCCGTGAAGAGCTTATCTCGCATACCGGCCTGGGTGTCGTCGAAGCCCGCGGGCATCGCCTGGCCCGAGAATGCCCCGAAGTGCGCCGCCGCGTATCCGGCCGCCGTCGATTTGCCGGCGTTTGTTTTGCCATCCAAATAGACCACGTAGGCCGGCCGCCGGTTGATGCTCTCGAGCAGGGAGTAGACCGGCGCGAGATACGCCTGCGCCAGCAGGGGCAGAATCACCCGGAGCGGGTAGGCGCCCATGAGGATCCGCTCCGCCCAGGCCGCCTCCTGCCGGGAGACGGGCTTCCCGGCCGCGTCCGTCGCCTCGGAGAGGTCGCTGCGCTCCAGGTTGCCGCCCAGCTCCACGGCCACGCCGTCCTTGCCGACGGCCCCGCCATGGTATAGGTAGCACGGTTCCCCGTCCACAACGCGGAGCCCCGCGTGGGTGTAGATCGTCCGCGTTCCCTTCCGCGCCTTTTTGTCCCGGCCCGCCCAGGTGATCGCCTCGAACACCTCCGCGGGCGCGCCCCGCGCGGAGCTGATGCCGGCGTCATAGCCCCACAGCTCCACGCTCCAGGTCGGGCCCAGAAAATCTTTCACGTTTTTGATTGTCCGCTCTTCCAGCACGCGTCCGTCCGGCAGCGTCCCGCCGATCACATAGCTCTGCGACACGTCCAGCCCGTCGTCCCGGCGGATCAGCGCGCCCGGCTCCGGAACGAACGTGCACAGCTGCCGCGTCCCGTTCTGCACCCGCTTATTCAGCGTGCCGTTCACAATACAGAACTTGCTGGATCCGTGGTAGGACGGATAGTCGTCAGCCCCGCCGCCCCCCGCGGGGGTGCCTCCCTTATCAGGGGGGCTGTCTGCGGCCGGCTGTGAGGCCGTGAACACTTCCAGCCCCGCGCCCTCATAGACCGGCGCCTTTTCGACCAGCGCCGAAAAGCGCGCCAGCAGTTCCTTCTTTCCCACTCCTTCCTGTTTTAATCGCTGCGCCCAGTCTGTGAAGTCCCCCTTTTCGGGCAGATCGGGCATATCGTCCGTCAGCCTCGCGATCCGGCAGCGGGTCCCGCGCTGGTGCAGCTTCTCAGCGATCCAGCGGACATATCCCTCGCCGGCCTCGTCGTTATCTGGTATCAGCACCACGTCCGCGCCGTCCAGCTGGGCCGTGTGTTCGTCCTTCCACTTCCCGTTGAGCTTTCCGACACCCCCACCGGTCGCGGAGCACGTGGCCGTGAATCCCAGCGCCCTGAGGTTGTCGCAGTCCTTCTCTCCTTCCGCGATGTAAACAGGCTTCCCTTGAGCGATCGCCGCGCGCACTTCCGGCAGATGGTAGACCACATCCAGGCTCACGCCGAACGCTGCCGGGCTGTCCCAGACGCCGTCTTTCTCCGCTTCCATGAGGAAGGTCTTTTCGTATCCTCTGGCCAGCCTCAGATCCGGCCACTGGATCCGCTCCTTCAGAAACCGCAGCGTGCCGTCCTCGTTTTCGTATTCGTATAGGTTCGTCACATGCGCCTTGCGCCAGACCTTTTTCGGCTTCCCGTCATCGCCTTTCACGGTTTCCGAAACGTTCACCTCTTCGCCAACTTCGCGGTGCTTTGTTCTGGGGGTCCTCTTTTTCTTCTTCCTTTCGCCCTCCGGAGCGTCTTCCGCGCCCAGCAGCTCGCCGACCGAGAGGCCCATGGCCTGCGCGAAGTCCTCGATGCGCGCCGAGTCGTGCACAAAGCAGTGCATGACGATCTTCCCGCTGCGGCCCATGGACACGGAGAGGGAGCGCTTCGCGTCCCCATCTTTATGACCAGGCAGCGGGCACGAGCACATATACCCGTCCCCGTGCCGTTCCCCGTTCAGCCTCCGCGCCACCTCGTCGATCGTCAGCATGTTCCCTTACCTCTTCTCCTGTTTGATCACCTCGAGCAGCTGCCCGCGCTCGTGCGGGCTGATCCGGCTCGTGCTGTGCAGCCAGTCCACGATGATCCCGTACTCCCGGCTCTCCGCCCGGCTCTCCCGGGGCTTGGTGCTGAGCGCCTGCTCCGCGTACTCCGCGAGCATGTCCGTCTCGACCTCGGTCAGAGGGTGGTCCTTCGTGATCTCCCGGATCTTCTCCCGCGCCTGTTCATAGCGCAGATGCCAGAGCGGCACCGCGATCCGCTGCCCGGCCATCATCGCGGATCCTCCAGTGCCTCGGACGCCTTCGCCCAGAAGGCGTCCATCCGGCCCCGCTGCTTGTGCCATTCCATTTCGCACAGCGTCCGGATCGTCTGCGCGATCACGGCGCGCGCTTCCCTCTCCAGCCCCGGTTTCTGGTTAGATATCGCCTCGGCGTCATCCAGGGATTTGAAAAACTTGTCGATGTCGATCAGCCTGGGGCGTGCCCCGCCCCGGATCTCAGCCACGATCCTGTCCGCGTCGCGCACCTCGTCAAATACCGCCGAGGCGTCCACCACGATTCCGTTTTCTTTCATGTTTCCTCCATCCGGCCGAACCGCCCGGCCCTGTTCGCCTGTTCGTATCCCTCGCGCAGCCGGATCCGCAGGTCCGGATCCGCGCAGCTCTCCACCATCGCCAGGGCCGCGGCCCTCGCGATCTCACCGAAGGGCACATCCGCGTATTCACACCGCGGCTCACCCAGCCGGTTCCCCGTCCGCGGGATCACCATCCTGACCGGGATCAGCATGGCCGCTCACCCGCCCGGCGCCTTCGCACCCGCGCAATAATTTGCGCGATTTCGAAGGAAATCTCCCGCCACGCGAGAGCCGCGCCCCACGCGATGGCCAGCACGTCGCACACGCGCATCACCCGCTCCATGGTTACACCCCCATCATCCGTTCCGCGTGTTCCACCGCGTCGCGGAACCGCACCTTCTCCGCGACCGTCACCCCGCGCACGCACACGTGGTAGGTCGTCACGCTGTACGTGCCGCTCTTCCCGCTGCCGAAGGCGTGCGGCACATTCCGCTTCCGGCTCTCGATTGTCACCATCTGATCCGGCGAAGCGTTCGCCAGGCGGTAGGTGATCGTCGTCCCCGCCGGGCTCACCTTACGACCGACCTTTTCCCATTTCACTGCTGCCCCCTCCTTTTTCCTGACCACGATTTCCAATCCGACCGCTTCGGCCATGGCGTTCGCCGTATAGAAATGCATCCCGCCACGGCCATACTTAACCCTCTGCCAGGTGTGCTCCGTCACCCCCGCGCGGCTCGTCATCTCTTGGGCCGTCAGCCCCATCCGCGCGCGCTCCGCGTCTACCGCGTCAATTAACTCCCGCGCCGTCATGCTGTTTCCTCCGCGTCCTCCGGCAGCGCCGGCACGATCTCTCCCGATTCCAGCCGGAGCGCGAACTCGTCCGGCCGGAGCAGCGCGTCTTCCATAGCCGGCAACCGCCGGATCTCACCCAGCAGCATGGCCGCGTCATACAGCATCGCGCAGGCGTCCGCGGAGAGGGTCGCGCCCTCCATCACCGCGAACACGGAGAGCTGCGCCTCGACGACCCGGCACTTCTTCTTCATGCTCAGCGGGATCCCCGCCTGCACCCAGGTGCGCTCCTCGCGCTTCGGTTTCCTAACTGTCACCTTTCCTGTCACTCCTTTCGCCGGTTGACGCTTTAACTCATCCCGTCGTCGTCTTTCCGCTGCGCGAGGAAGCAGTAGCCGTCCTCTTTCGTCATGCAGCCGTCTCCCCATCTCATGCAGGACGGCATATCGCTTGCCGCCAGCAGCGGCACGCCGTTCATCTCGCCCCACCAGTCCCGCACTTCAAAGAACTTGCAGTCCCGGCAGCGGATGACATCCAGGGCGCGCTGATTCCACTTTTGTATGGCTTCCCACGCTCCGTCTGCCGCATAGCGAGTGCTAACTGACTTCGCGCCGCACCGCGTGCAGTAAACGTGATGCGGCCAGCCCATCTGCTCCAGATGCGCCCGGCCGCCACAGAACGGGCAGCGCTTCAGCCCCGGCAGCGCGCTCATACGATGAACCTCGCGCCGCACGTCTGGCACGCGCCCATGGCAGTCTGCCAGTCCAGCGTGACGGGATTCCGGACGTAGTGCGTTACCATCGTCGCGTTCCCGCAGCGCACGCACGTTCCGGTCTCGACCTTCGTATCATCCCGCGCGCGGAGCCAGCCGAGCATGACCAGGTCAGTCACTTCCACGACCCGGCCGCAGGAGAAGCAGCGGTATTCGCCGCTGGCCTCTTTCCCGATCGGCGCCTCACATTCCGGGCAGCAGGGCCGGCCGTAGACCTTGTCAGTAACGTGGTCGTAATCAACACCCCAGATCGCCTTCATCTGTCAACCTCCTCAGAACGGGATCTCGTCGTCGTCTTCCTGCACCGGCAGATCCATTTCCGGGAACAGTGAGTCCGTGGAGCATCCAAGCGCCTTGGCAAGCGATGGGACTCGGGACAGCGTTCGTACATTCACATCCGTTTCCAGAAGCGCATACGCCTCCCGGCTCATGCCGGCCTCTTTTGCGGCCTGTTCCTGCGTGAGACCAGCTGCCACCCTTTTCTCGCGCAAGCGCTGTCCAAATGTTTGCATCCGTAACACTCCTTTCCGCTAAGTTACGTTTAGTTACTGTGTACTCGGCATTATACGTTACGTTTCATTACTTTGCAAGCCCTTTTATTGCTTTGATGTGATTTTTTGTTACTTTGCATTGTTTCGTTTCGTTTCATTTTGTATAATTGCATTGTTTCAAAACAACACAAACAGATTGCCGCGAAGAAAGGAAGTAATGATTTATGACATTTGGTGAGAGACTTAAGGAAATGCGAACAAGATGTAACCTGAAACAGATTGACATCGCCACAGCTTGCGGCGTTTCCCGCCCTGCCGTGGCCGCATGGGAACTCGATCGCAACGAGCCAAGCCTCGACGCTATCCGTGAGATCTGTCTGCAATTCAAAATCCGTCCCTCTTTCCTTCTCGGCATCGACGACATCATGGATCCGCTGCCTGGCGAGTTCGGCAAACCTGTTGAAGGCATTTCACTCATTCAAACATGTAAAATTCCGCGCAACATATTCGATAATCTGAGTGACGATGAAGTTGTTTTTCTTAGTTCTGTCCTCAGCACTCTCCGGGCGAATGCCGAAAAGAAAAAGAGCCAGACAACTGGGGCGTGATGCTCCCTTTCCCGGGCATAAAAAAAGAGCCGCCCGAAGGCGGCAGGGTTTGACCGTTATTCGACCTTGTCTGTTATGTTCCGCAGCTTCAGCGCGTCCCGGATGTCTTCCAGAAGCTCCATCTCCTTCTTCCGGTCGTTCTCCGCTTTCTCGTACCATTCCGCGAATACCGCGAGGCACAGGAACACCACCGCCCTGACGATCGCGTCAGCGAGTCCCTTCCCCGCCATAAACCCGGCGCTGATCACCGCCATCACGGCGTAAAACATCGCTACCAGCGTGAAGATTGTCCGTACTACTTTCATTTGCAACACCTCCCGGATCCATTTTAGCACGCCCGCGGTTGAACCGCAATAACCGCAAAGCGGTTGGAGCGGTTGAAAGCGCCTTCAACCGTTTTTGTTAACAATAGCAGGAAAAACGGGCGGTTGAGCGGTTGAGGCCAAAAAGGGCAGTGTCTGATTGACACGCACACACGAACGCGAACAACAGGACAAAAATAACCCTCGCACATAATGCGTACAACAGGCACCCTGTTTTGGGTTCAACCGTTCAACCGTTAAAGATAATAATTTTCTTTTCTAAAAATAATTATATTATTAAGCCTTTAAGCGGTTGAAAAAACGGTTGAAAACGGTTGAAGCCGCTTCAACCGCTCTCAACCGCTCACGACGAAAAGCGCCAGCGCCGGCGCTTTTGAGAGGAAGTGATGCGATGCCGACCGCCTACAGTTACGCCCGGTTCTCATCTGACCGGCAGCACGAGAGCAGCATCGAGGCCCAGCAGGACGCCACGAGGAAGTGGGCCGAGGCCCACGGCGTGACCATCGTGCATGAATACTGCGACCGCGGCATCTCCGGCACCACCGACGAGCGACCTGAGTTCCAGAAGATGATCGCCGCCTGTCGGATCCGGAAGGTCGACTTCGTGCTCGTGCATAAGCACGACAGATTCGCCCGGAACCGGTACGACGCCGTCATCTACGGCCGGATCATCGAGCAGACCGGCGCGCGCCTGGTCGCGGTCGCGCAGGATTTCGGCGAAACTCCGGAAGCCGTTATCATGGAAGGCCTCATGCAGGCCTGGTCGGAATACTATTCCCGCAACCTCAGCACTGAGACGAAGAAGGGGTTGCGCGTGCGCGCCATGAAGGGGCTGAGCCTCGGCGGGTTCGTTCCGTTCGGCTACCAGCTGGCCGAGGACGGTAGCATGGAGATCGCAGACGACGAGGCGATCTGGGTGCGCGCCTTCTTTGATGCGTATCTCTCCGGCGGCTTCCAGGACGCCGTTCGCCGCGCGAACATGGCCGGCGTGCGCGGTCGGAAGGGCGTGAGGCTCACGCCACATGGCGTGATGAAGATGATCCGGAACCCTGTTTACCGCGGAGCCTATCGCGTCACCGTCGGCGGCGAGGAGACGCTGATCGAGGATCACCACCCCGCCATCGTTTCGCCAGAAATCTGGAAGGAGGCAAAGACCATCATGGAAGCCAGGATCAAAGTCAGATCCGAAGAGGACAAAACCTATCTGCTGACCGGCATGGTCCGCTGCGGGATCTGCGGGAAGCGGATCCGCGCGCAGACGCAGCTGCATGGCGGGAAGGAATACGTTTATTACGGATGCCGGGAATCCGGCTCCCACCCGGACGGGAAGGCCCTGCGGTCCATCCAGGCCGCAGCGCTGGACGACGCGGCGAGGCAGTACGTCCGGGCCATCCTGACGCCGGAAGCCAGACAGGCTGCAGCGGCCGCGCTGGCGGAGTACATCGACGGCAGAAAAAAGGACGCGAAGCAGAGAGGGCCGGACGCGAAGAAGCGGATCCGCGCGCTCGAGAAAAAGATCGACTCAATCGTGGAGAACATGAGCTCCGGTGTGCTCCCACCCTCGGTTCTGAAACGCCTGGGCGAACAGGTCACCGAGCTGGAGACGGAGATCGAGGCCCAGCGCGAGCTCATGAACGCCCCGCCCGATCCGGATATGCCGAGCATCGAGGAGTTTTTCGCCGGCGCCGCAGCCATCGACGAGAATATGCCGATCGATGAGCAGCAGCGGATCATCCGGCGGTTCATCTCTGTGATCACGCTCACAAACGACGAGATCGCCATCGAGAGCACGTTCGCCGACTGGCTGAAGGACCGGGGCATCACGATTTATACCAAAAAGCCCTTGCCCGATCCCGCAAGGATTTTAGGGATAAATCTTGCGCGCCAGTCTCTTTCTGCCCCGTCCCTGTTTGACATCATGATCATAAATTTGTGCAAATTACGCAAAGCCGCTTAAAATCACGATTTCTGGGCATTATCCTAAATTTTACGCACGATTGAGCCCCTCCGGTGGAGCATCCCCACGAAAAAGTTTTTCGCGGGAGGGGGGATACCCACCCGGGCGGGGGCTGGCGGGAATCCGTACGCTATATTCTGTTCACGCTCCGCTAAGGGTTCCCTATGCGGCGGAGCAGGGCGTTCGATCTCGCGCAGCCGTCCCCTTGACATGCCCCGCGGCGCTCGCTTATACTGTCCGTGCATCACCCCGCCTTTGCCGCCGCGGCCCTCGCACAGCCCGGCGGCGTTTTTATTTGCATAAAAGAAACCGCCCTTCCGGGCGGCAATCTTTTTATTTCTGTTCCAGCGTGAAATCTTCATCCCAGTCCGCGTACTCCCAGACGTCGCCGCCCTCGATCCAGTCGGCGTCGCCGTCCTCGTCGATCCGGTAGGTGTTCTCTTCCACCCAGTATTCGGTCACAAACCAGTACGGCTTGACCCAGCCTTCGTAGTGTCTGGCGCTGCTCTTGTAGTCCTTCAGCGCGGCGAGCGCTTCCTCCTTCGTGCGGAAGGCCGCGATCACCGTCGGATCGGGATGCTCACAGGCGCAGCCGTGGCGGATCTTATCCAGGGAGGAGACCTCCACGCTCGCCGTGCGCAATTCGTATCGAGTTTCCTTCATGATCGCGTCCTCCTCCTCCGCCCGCACGGCCTGCCAGATCAGGCCCTTGATCAGACTGCTGACATTCCCGTTTGTCCGCTTATCCGCGAGCGCCTGGATGCGCGCCCGCTCCGAATCCGTAACCCGGACGCGGATCATGTCGGTCGTTTTCTCTTTCATGGTTAGCTCCTTCCGTGTCGTTTGTTTCTAAACTGTAGCTACAGTATACTCAAGCTGTAGCTACGCGTCAACCCTTTTTTGCATTTTATGGCTACAAATTAATTTTTTTTCGGCATAAAAAAAAGAAGCCCCCTTTCGGGGGCTTTATGCAGGCGGATGGCCGTCCTCGATCTCTTTTCCCGCGTCCGCTTCCGGCAGGCCGGTCGCGACGCTGGTGAGCAGCGACAGAAGCCCGGCCAGGACGGACGCGGAGACGACCATCTTCCAGTCCACCGCGGAAAGCACGGCGCTGGTGCCGATGGTCGCGACCGCGGTCTGGCAGACGGTGCGCAGGGCGCGGATCAGGGCGGCCTTGATGAATGTGGTCATTGATTCTTCCTCCCGTTCTGGTTCAGATAGTTCAGCACCCAGTACGCGCAGACTGTCATCCAGTACACGCACAGCAGCGGCTCGGACGCTTTCATCGCGGCGAGAATAAACGCCATGCAGGCAAGCGGGATCTGCAGCATCACTGTGCCTCCGGCGGCTGCTCCGTCGGGAGCCGCAGGAACTTCTCCCGGATGTCCTTCATCACGCCGTTCTTCCCGAGGCGCTCGTACTGAATCCAGCAGTTCTCAAAGTTTTCGCGGGCGTACAATGGGGCCCAGCCCTTTTTGACGTAGTGGTTGTAATCGTTGACCATCTGCGCCCGGAGAAGCGCCTGCACGCCCAGCGACAGCGCACGGATTCGGATAAACACATACCCAAGCACCGCGATCATAAAGGTCCCGAAGCTCAGCATCCAGCCCCAGTTGGCCCGCATGAATTCCATCATAGGTCATTCCCCCTCTCCGCCCGAAACGCCGGGCGGTTCTTCTATTTTGATTATCCGCGCGCCCTTGACGTTCCCGGCGTAGCGCTTCGCCTCTTCCAGGTTGTCGCAGGGGATGTAGACGCCCCAGCCTTGCGCGGAATCCTGCGCAGACAGCGCTTCTTCCTCGTCCGTGGGTGTTTGCACGCCCCCGCCGTCCGGGCCGTCCTGCGCGCTCCCAGGGCCGTCTATGGGCGTCAGATACGCCATGGACACGTAACCGGTGATGCCGTCCCCGCCCGTGAACGCCCAGTCCGGATGCCCGTCCCCGTCGGTGTCGTAGACGGCCAGCACATCCAGCTTGTCCCCGTTGCGGTAGAAGCCCGTCTTATGGTATTCCGTACCCGGCCCGCTGCGGATGTTCAGGTTCCCGCCGCTCGTCTTCACTCTCGCGGAATAAATCACCCGATCGCCCTCCCCTTCGTCACCATCTGCCCTTTCCAGGTCCCCTGGAAAGGGGGGACCGCCGGCCTCGCCGGTGGTGGAATAGGCCGCCCCCGCCGGAGGCGCTTCCGCTTCCCCGTACATCCCCCGCGGGATCGCCCAGTGCGTCCACTTGTAATCCGTCAGCTTCCCGCGGATCACGCCCTTCGCGTGGCTGCGCGCGTCCACCGTCTCCCCGTTCCCGATGTAACAGCCGGTGTGCGCCCACTTCTGGCCGTCGTGCCGGAAGAGCTGCGCGTACCGGACGTCCGGCAGGGTGTCGATAGGCCCCCGGCTCGCCCAGGTGTCCGCGTTCCACTGCTTGCCGACCGTCTGGCCGGTGATCGTCGCGATGCCGGCGGCCTTCGCGCAGGTGGAAGTCAGGCCGCGGCAGTCGTGGATGCGGTGGCCGAGGTATTTGCACCCGTCGCAGTAATCCGACTTGCCGCTCATGCGCGGGCAGTATTGCTTTATTTTGTCCGCGTAGGTGTCGGACAGCTTCGCGTATTTGTTCCGGTTCTGGACGGTGCAGTATTGATCCCAGGCCCCGTAGACATAGGCGTCGCCCACGCGGTCAAGCGCCGCCTGCCGGGCCTGCTCGGATTTGGTTGAACCTCCCATGTTAGTCTCCTTATCAGCCGCAGCCCGGTTTCCCCTCCTGTATAGGAGGGGCAAGCGATGCGCGTCGCCCGGCGCCCCCGTAAACTAACCACCCTTCCCAGCTCCGCTGGGAACGGGGGGACCGTCCGCGGAAAGCGGACGGTGGGATAGGTCGTCGCTCCGCGGGGGAGCGGACGGTGGGATAGGTGTCACTCCTCCGCCGCGGCCTGAGGTTCGTGCGTGTACGTCTTGCTCTCCAGCATGAAGCCGTCGATGGTCATCAGGATGGCCGTATCCCTTTCATAGCTGCTGGTGGCCGCCGCCGCGCGGTACAGGCAATACTGCCGCTCCGCCTCGTTGCGGTCGGTGAAGTAACGAGTGGACGGCGTCGTCGGCTGTCCGTTTTCGGTGTGGATGCCCATCGCGCAATAGACCGGATTTTCCATAGGTTTTCCCTTTCTGCCTCATCAGGCGTTGATGTTGTTAAGCGCCTGCGCCAAACTCATTTTGGTGCAGTTCGTGCCGGGGGCGATCGTCTCGCCCGCGGCGATGCCGGACGTGGCGATATACAGCTCGTTCCCGACCATGAAGAACTTGCCAATGCTGATTCCCGCGTCCGCGACCCAGTCCTGATCCGGCTGGGTCAGGCGCTCGATATACGTCTTCGTGTCCGCCGTGTACTCGGCCGTCACGTCTCCCGTGTCCGCCCAGACGTTATTCTCGCCGAGAAGCGAGGAGATCTGCTGGGCGGTGAAGGTATAAGACTGCGGATTCGCAATCGGGTAGACGATCTGCGCGGAGCCATACGCCGCCTTGAACGCGCTCTCCGTCGAGTAATCCGTGCATTTGATGTAGACGGTCCCGGAAGTGCCCGCGCCGTAGATACCGTTGTTCGGCACGTCGCCGAGAGCGCGCCCATCGTCGATGCTCACGAATACGGAACTTGTGAACGGCACAGTACGCGCTGCCGCGTACAGCTTGATGCCGCTGAATGTCGCGGTGAAGCGCCGCTGGCTTGCCCCGGAATTATAGGTCCACGATTGGTCGTTAACCGTCGTGATCGCCCTGTCCACCGTCAGCACGCCGGATCCGTCCTGATTGATATGCAGGGTGCCGCCGTAGACCGTGCCCGCGTCGTCTGGGAAGGTGATCTCATATTCGTCCGCGTCGCCGGTGTCCGCGCCGCTGCGGCTGACTGTCACCTTCGCCCTGCTGGAGATCGTCCGCACGTTCGAGGGGCTGGGGTCGCCGCTGCCGGCCTGATTCGGATTGATCACGATGTCGAGCGCCATGGGCGCGGCGACTGCGTCCGTAAAGTGGGCGACGGAGCCGGAGGCGGTCGCGCGGATCGCGGGAGCATAGCTCCGGCCGGCTTCTTCCGCGCTTGCCGCGGCCTGCTCCGCGTAGTATTTCGCGTTATTGTGATAGGCCGGGTCGGAAGAGCCGACGTCCGCTCCGCCCCGCGTGCCCCTTGCGAAGGCCTCCGCGTCGCTCGCGCTGTCTCCCGCCTGGCCGGCGTGATACGCGGCGTTCGCGTGGTATGCCGGGTCGGTGGATTCGACGGCCGTCCCGCCGCGGGTGCCCTTCGCGTAGGCCTCCGCGTCGCTCGCGCTGTCTCCCGCCTGGCTGGCGTGATACGCGGCGTTCGCGTGGTAGGCCGGGTCGGTGGATTCGACGGCCGTCCCGCCGCGGGTGCCCTTCGCCCAGGCTTCCGCGTCCTGCGCGGCCTCCTCGCCCGCGGCCTCGATCTCCGCGATCCAGCTTTCAAAGCCCTCCGGAGCGTCTTCGCTTGTCAGGCCCGCGATGCTGTTCAGCACCGTGACCATGATTACAGGCCCGAGCAGGCGCTGCTCGTCCGCGCCCGTGCCTTTTTGGAGCAGCACCTGCGCGCAGCCGGTGCCGGGATAGCGCGCGTCCCCGCCGGAGACGGTCCAGGTCAGGATCCCGTTCTCATCCAGCTGGGCCGCGGCCGGATAGGCCGTCTCCTCGCCGGGCCGGCGGAACAGCAGCGTGGCCGTCGCGCCGGGGAGCTCCGGGAGCAGCTCGGAGATGTCCACCGTCGGCGTCCGCGCGTTCTGGTCGCCTACGAATCCTATCCGCAGGCTTTTCGGGTATTTTTTGTAGTCCATTTATCATTCCTCCCCGATTAGCATCCATTCATTAACTAACTACCCTTCCCAGCTCTGCTGGGAAGGGGGGACCGTCCGCGGGAGCGGACGGTGGGATAGGCCTCACGTCGCGCATGGCGTGAAGCTCTCCTCGCTGGGCGGGCTCTCGCCCCTCCCGTTCGCCGCGGGGCTGCGCACCTGGATGTAGGCGTCCTTGCACTTGACGAAGCAGGCGTGGTTAATCAGTTCCGGCGTATCGGAGAGGCGCGCGTGGATCGTGATGCCGAAGGGGTCGTGGCTGATGCTGCTCCCGCTGCCGCCCGTGCCCTCGAGGGTGATGCCGGCGTACGCGTTCGTCCCGCTGCCGTCCGCATACAGCACGAGCTCCGGCAGGGCGAGCGGGTCGGCTTCCTCGTGGATCCCGCACGTCCAGCTCCACTGGATGTCGTCCTTCCAGCCCATGGTGTGCGGGATGTTTTGAAAGGCCACGCGGATGTGCGCGTAGGGCACGCCGTTCTCCTCGGTCACAAAGGCCGGCAGATACCAGGGCATCGTGCTGTCAGAAGGGATCTTCTCCACGCTCGCGAACGTGTTGATAAACGGCGGATCCGCAACACCCAGCACGTACCGTTTCGGGTACAGCGGCAGCCGCGCGAGGCCCATGCAGCGCGTCTGGCCCTTTTTCTGCCGGATCGGATCCCCGATGTGCTGCGGGTTGTGCGCCCTGCTGTTCACGGCCATCGTCTTTTCGTAGATGTGGCTCGCCGCGTACACCGTATAGGCCGTGCCGTTGTTGCTGTCCGGACAGAGCGGCGAGGCGCCGCACACGTTCTGCATACTCAGCCAGGCGTAGCTCCCGTCGTCCACGAATGGCACCAGCTCCGGGCTCGGGTAATGCGGCCGCACATTTTCGACCATGTCCATGGCCGCGGCCATGGAAGGCGAATACTGCCTGTACAGATACATCTGTTCTTTGTCCCATTTGCGATTTACCGGTTTGATCGGGCAGAGCGCGGCCGTGTGCGCCGGCATCTGCGCGGCGAGCCAGGGCCGGTTCGCATACCCCCGCGTCACGTATATATGCTCGTCGTAAGGGAGCTGAATGGCCGCCGACCTGTGGCATTTCATCACGCCGATCACGCCGCCGGCGATCCCCTCGTCAATATCCAGGGCAATCTCGGCGTAGGCGTTCCCCCATTCATCCGTGTAGACCGGGATCGTAATGTTATCCCAGCCAGTTTGCCCCACGACCTCCGCCGTCTGTCCCGCGGACGAGGGGTCAAGCGTGCTGAACAAGATGTCCAGCCGGCTCATCGAGGATATGGCGCAGAGATCGAACTGCCAGCGGCCGAGCGGGATTCGGAAGCAGGCCTTCCCCTGCCCGTCCGCGTAGCCGGTCAGGCAGGTGTTTTCCGTGAACGGGATCACGACCCCGCCCCAGTGGGTGGACCATGTGTCATAGGGGTCGCAGCGGATCGGCGACCGGAGCATCGCGTCGCTCATCGGATCACCTCGAGCAGGATCGGGATCTTCCGGATCCGCGCGCTGTGCACGATCACCTGATCGGCGGCCAGCTCCACGCACCACACGTTCATGTAGTTTTCCTGCAGCGTCCCGTAATCGTACAGAGTCGCCTGCGAGGTATCGAACGAGGCGTATGCCGTGTCGTCCGCGGTCACGCCCTGACAGGCGAGCGTCAGTTTGAAGCCGTACGTCGTGTTGTTGTGCTTTTCGGCCACCCAGGCCGCCTCCGCGGCCGCCAGCAGATGGTACCGCGTGATGCTCATGAGGTGCGGCTCGTCCTCCGGGAGGGCGTGCACGTCCTCCGCGTCCAGCTCCACGTCCGCGGAGAGCGCCTTGCCGTTGACGGTGCGGCTTGTCGGCACCGCGCCCAGATGCGCGGGCGTAATCGGGAAGTTCCCATAGTTCTGCGAGTTCAGATCCGTGACGGCGCCGACGCCCGCGACCCTGATCGGCACGTCGCCGTTGAGATCTGGCGCGACGCCGCCGACCGTGTTCACGTTCGAGGCGCCGCTCTGGCCGCGCGGGATGCCGAGCTTCAGCACCGGCGCGAGCGGCGTGCCGTCCACCGTCGTGTCCACATCGGCCGTCGCGGGCTCCAATGGCAAGAGCGTCTCCACGGTGACGGAGAAGTGCGGCACGATCTGGTCGGTCACCTGCTGGGTGATCGCCGAGGCCGCGGTGGCCGCGCTGCTCGCGTCTCCGGCCGCGCCTTCTGCGGCCTGTCCCTGCGCCTTCGCGTAGTCGCCCTGCGCCTTCGCGTAGTCGCCCTGCGCCTTCGCGTAATCGCCCTGCTCCTTCGCGTAGTCTCCCTGATTCTTGGCGTAATCGCCCTGCTCGCTTGCGTAGGCCGTGGCCTGCTCCATCCGCTCGATCTGCGCGAGCAGCTCGTTGATGTTCGGCACGATCACCTCCTCAGAGGCGATGGCGTCCGTCGTGTCCCGGGCCACGCGCGCGTGCAGGATCGCGAGGGTGATCGTCTCCGCCGGGGCGCTGCCGCTCGCCGCTTTTATGGCGCGCAGGATCAGCGTCACGTCGCCCACGACGTTGTAGACGAGCGCCGGGAAGACGACGCTGGCGCGCCCGTTGCCGCCCGTCCCCGTGGCCGGCCCGGCGGTGCTGTCGTCTGCGCGCCGGGCGTACAGGTTGATCGTGTACCCGGAAAGGTCAACCGGGTTCCCGTTCCGCGTGACCTCCACCCGCCATTCGTGCGCCCTGGCGTCGCCGTACTGGAACGGCGAGGACAGGGCGAAAACGCACGACCGCGCGTTCAGCTCCACGTGCTGTCTTATTAGGAACATTGCGTTTCAACCTCCCATGGTAGGTTTGCTTTTTGCCGTCGCCCTGTCTCCCCTCCTGACAGGAGGGGCAGGCGCTCCGCGTCACCCGGCATCCCGAATAAACTAACTACCCTTCCCAGCTCTGCTGGGAACGGGGGGACCATCGGCGCCAGCCGATGGTGGGATAGGCCGTTCTTAGTAATCCCCGCCCCCGCGGCTCTGCAGGAACTGCTGGATGAACAGCGTCGCGACGACGCGCGCGTTGCCGTCCGGAATAAACGCCACCTTGTGCCACTGGCTGCGCCGGATCTTGCCGGCCTCGTCGCGCTCCAGATACTCGCAGATGTCCAGGTCGCCCTCCGGCACGCTGATGCGCGTCCCGTCCACCTCGATCGCGACGCCCTGCGCCGCGCTGCCGCCGTTCGTGATGCCGTAGGTCAGCTCGTGCGTGTGCGCCGGGATCGAGACGGTGTGCGTGTGCGCGGAGACCTGCAGCTCCTGCGCCGGGATCGTAAAGCCGATGTTGAATTTGTGCCGATGGTTCATATAAATCTTGTGGTAGTGACTCGTGCCGCTGGGCTGCGCGTCACCTGTTACATCCGGCCACTCCAGGGCGTCGTCCGTGCCCGTCTCTATCGGGTTACCTGTATAATAGCCCTGGCTGTAAATAAACCGACTCCAGGTCACCGTCGCGCCGCCGCCCTCCGCGCTGGTCTGGCTGCTGCTCCCGGCCGCCGCGGCCATCTTGAAATCGACCCGGAACGGCTGCACCTTCCATTTAAGCAGGCAGGAATTGATGCGCAGCACGTTGCCGGGGATGTAGAAGTCGAGCTCCATCGGGTGGGTCTCGTCGGCGTTCTCCGCGCCGCGGACGGCGTACATGCTTGTCGCGCCCTGGCTGTAGAGCTCGTGCACGCCGATTTTTTCGAGGACGTCGTTCAGCTGCTCCGCGGCGTCCCCGCCGCCGGTATCCAGCACGATTTTAAGCCCGCCCGGATCCCCGTCGACGTCGGCTTTTTCGATCTGGGTCACGCGGCAGTGCACCGTTTCCGGGAGCGTGTCGTCGATCACGCGCACCATATCGCCCAGCTGGATCCGGTCCTCACCCTCTCCGGTCTCCCGGTAGAGGTCGATCGCGGTCACGTCGTAGGAGACGCGGGGCGTCTGGCCGGCGGCCAGGATCCGCTCCATCTGCGCCTTCAGCGTCTCCGGATCGGTTTGCCTCGTGTCCACGTGGATCCCGCAGCGGATCCCGTACATCTGGCGCACGCCGAGCGGGGCCTCGATATACGTTTTGCCGTCATTCACGCTGGCGATCGTCAGCTGGTTGTCGCCCTCGCCGTAACCCCTTCCGTACAGCCGGGTCACGACGGCGCCGTCCACGCTGCGCTTGATGCGCTGCATATTGCGCCGATAGACGAGCGAGGCGGACGGCTCGTCGGAGAGCCGGATCAGGGAGACGGTCCAGGGCGTCGTGTAGGTGTCAAAAACGAACCGGTACGGTTCCGTCAGCGTCTCCCCGACGCTCATGATCGCCTCGAGGATCGTCACGTCTTCGAAGTTGTACTGAAATTGGTCATTGAAATCACACCGGCCGAGCACCCAGCGCCGCGTGGTTTGGCAGTCAAGCAGGTAGGTGAGCACGTCTCGCGTATAGACGAGCATCCCGCCGAGCTCCAGGTGCCCCGGCACGATATCGTCCAGCAGCGTGCACTCCGCCCCGTCGAGGCTGTATGCGATCGCGCCGCCGTGCTCGTGCCCCGCCGCGGCGGACGAAAACCGGAAGGTTCCGACGAACGCGTCCGCGTCCCAGATCCGCGCGAAGCCGGCGCACACGGTGATCTTTTCGTTTACCGGATCCCCGGTCGGCGTTTCCAGCGAGGCAGTCGACAGCTCGTTTAATTTAAGCGTGTACCCGTGGCGCTGCGCGTGGCTGGCCGGCCCCAGGAACTGCATATCTTTATCATAGAGTTCGATCATCGGGAAAACCTCCCATGGTTGTCGTCACGCCTTATTGACTATCTGCCCTTCCCAGCTCCGCTGGGAACGGGGGGACCGTCCGCGGGGAGCGGACGGTGGGATAGGTCGTCGCTCCGCTGGGAACGGGGGGACCGTCCGCGGGGAGCGGACGGTGGGATAGGTCACCCCACGATCCACTTTCCCCGCCCCGTCACGGTGACGAACGCTGGCGCGCTGGTCGTGACCTTTATTTCCTGCCCCGGCGCGGCGCTGAGATCGCGCCAGCTGCGCACGTGCGCGAAGGTCAGGATCCCGTTCTCGAGCACCTGCGCCGGCAGGTCCCCGTCCTCGCCGGAGACGGTCAGCGTACCCTCCGGCTGGATCAGCATCGAGGCGAGGCTCAGCGTCCCCGCGGGCGTTTCGACCGCGGCGGAGGTCATGTTGCCGTCGAGCGGGCGGATCGTGACGGTGAGCGGCGAGCGGATCGCGCTCCCCGCGTTCCACAAAAACTCGATCGCATTTACGCCATTTTCGGCCGCGGTGTTCCCGGAAAGCACGGTCGGCACCGCGTCCTCGCAGACGCCGAACACGGTCGCCCTGGCGGAGACGCCGCCGATCGGGCTGATTTTCGTCCCGCCGGATCCCTCCTGGTCAAACTGCGCAGTCATCCGCACGGTCGGGTCGTGATCCCAGACGAGGAAGCCCCGCCCGGCGTACAGCCAGGAGAGGAGCCGCCTGCGCCAGGCCGGCGTATCGCTCACGCCGTCCATCGGCAGGATCTCGACCGCCCTCGAGATTGTTCCGTGCTTCGCGCTTCCGATGATCACGCTGCCGCCGCCAGGAAGCGCGTACTCCGGCCGCTGGACCTTATCGCCGACCGCGAAGCCGTCGCCCAGAAACGCCATCCCGCCGAACTCGCGGACATGCCGGCCGCGGAATGTAAAATCGTCGTACATTGAAGGAACCTCCCATGACAGTCTGCGCCTCTGCCGCCGCTTTCGCGCCCCTCCTGTACAGGAGGGGCAGGCGCTCCGCGCACCGTCTCCTTTACCGTAACTATCTGCCCTTCCCAGCTCCGCTGGGAATGGGGGGACCGTCCGCGGGGAGCGGACGGCGGGATAGGCGTCACCAGCTTCTTACGCCGTTCGCGCGGCCCCGTATGGTGCCCGCGGCCCGCCTGGCGCTCTCCGTGCTGACGCCCTTTTCGACCAGGCCGCCGGCCACATCGCCGTCGATCGTGAGGACGATGTTCGTGAGCAGCTCGCGCAGCTCCGCGGCGCTGATTGAAGAGCCGCCGCCGGACAGGGCAAGCGCGCCGGCCGTCCCGCCCGCGCTCCTTGCGCCGCCGGACAGGATGCCGGAGAGCCCGTTCGCCTTCTCCATCAGATCCGGCACGCCGCTGTCTAATCCCTCGAGCAGCCCCGCCATCGAATACCGGGCCGCCTCCGCCATCACCCGGCTCGGCGAGCGGATGCCCTGGGCGTCGTTATAGCCGTCCAAAAAGGCCTTCCCGGCGTTAAATCCTGCTGTATAGGCCGGGCTCTTCGCGCCGTTCAGGACGCCCATCAGGCCGTCGACGCTGTTCTGCGCCGCGCCCGGGAGCCCGGTCGTGCCCGCCTTCCACTCGGTCACGACACCTGTTGCCGTATCCTCGACCGTGACGGTCACGCCCTTGAAAGCGTCGTCGAAGCCGCCCTTCGCGTCCTCGCCGGTCTGTTTCGCGTCGGCGGCGAGCTGCATCATCGTGGGAAGCAGCGCGTCCCGTTTCGCCTTCAGCTCGTCCGCCAGGTCCATGTCCCCGGCGTTTAGGGCCGCGCCGATCTGCTCGTTAAGAGCTTTGACCTGCGCCGTGACGCTCGCGAGGTCCATGCCGGCCGCCGCGCCCTCCGTAAAGCTGTCGATCGCGCTCTCCGCGGCCGCTTCCCCGGCCTCTTTGGCAGCCTCTTCCATCTCCGGCGAGGCCGCGTCCGTCCCATCCGTGCCGAGCAGCTGGCTGAGGAACGCGTCCGTCACGGCCGGCGCGGTGCTGTTCCGCTTCGCCGCGCCCGCGGACAGGCCATCCAGATAGGCGTTTGTGACAAACGCGCCGGCCACCTCGCCCGCTTCTTCCGCGGCCTCTTCCGCCTCCGGCGGGACCGCGTCCGCGCCGGAGGTGCCGAGCAGCCGGTCCAGGAAATCGTCGACCTCGGTGGCCTGCCCGGCCGGCTCAATGCCCACCGGCGCGGTCGAGTTCCGCTTCGCCGCGCCCGCGGACAGGCCCTCGATATAGGCCTCCATGGCCTTTTCGCCGGCCTCTGCGCCCTTTTCCTCCGCCGCTTCCGCGGCCTCTTCCGGGGTGCCCATCAGCCGGTCCAGGAAATCGTCGACCTCGGTGGCCTGCCCGGCCGGTTCAATGCCCACCGGCGCGGTCGAGTTCCGCTTCGCCGCGCCCGCGGACAGGCCGTCCAGATAGGCGTTTGTGACAAACTCGCCGGTCTCCTCGCCTTTTTCCTCCGCGCCGCCCGTGTCGAACAGGTGCGCCAGGGGGTTCATCAGGACGTCCATCCAGTTTTCGCCGTAGCGCTGCTCCATCTGATTCTGGGCGTTTTCCTGGATAACCGGTTCCGCCGCACTCCAGAAGCCGCCGATCCACGCGCCGAGCACATCCAGCCCGATCTTTCCGCCTTCAAGCGCCGCGCGGCCCGCCTCGTTTCCGCTCGCGAGGCCCGCGAGAAGGACTTCCTCCGCATCCTTGAACGTGGCCCCCAGCGCCTGTTTTTTGAGTTCCTCCAGGCGATTGATCTCGCTCTCGATGTCGTGCGTCAGGGCCGCCCTGGCGTTGTCCGTCGCCTCCCGCATGCCGGAGGTCAGCTCGGTTTCGTATCCGCCGAGCAGCGCCTCCGCGATCTTCGTGCCATACAGTTCCCAGTTCTTCTGGCCGAAAATTTTCGGGCCGAGTTCCTCCTGCGTCTCCGGTTCCGCGTTCAGGAAGCTCTCCAGCAGAAGCCGCATGGCTTCCTTCGCCTCTTCGCCGCCCGCCCGGAATTTATTCGGCAGGTCGGCGGCCATCAATCCCAGTTGCTCGAGGCCCTCTTTGTCCGTCAGGATAAACGCCGCGGCGTCATTCGCGGCTTTCCCTACCGCGTCCAGGTTGTAAACGCCGGCGACCCGCGCGAGCACGAGCGCGCCCGCCGCGCCCATCGCGTTCATGCCGATCTTTTTCCACGTCGTGGCGTATTTCTCGAGGTTGGAT